TCTGACGGACGGCACCTCTGGTATGCGCTCCCGTCAGGCCGCGTGCTTTGCTATCCCTACGCGCGGTTCGAAGAAGACGGCAGCATAACCTACGCTAAAGCCGCGTGGAAACCGGCGGCAGGGGCTAATGAATGGCCACGCGCAAGGCTATGGAAAGGGGTCGCTGTTGAGAATTGCACGCAGGCCACAGCGCATGATCTACTGCGCGAAGCGCTTCGCAAACTGCCAGACGTGGTAGCGCACATACATGATGAAATTTTGATAGAGTGCCCACAAGACCGCGCCGATGAAGCGTTGTCAAACATGAAAGCCGTTATGACAACACCGCCGTCATGGGCTAGTGGACTCCCCCTTGCCGTCAGCGGTAAAGTTATGCTACGCTTCGGCAAATAACTTTACGGGAGGGTGGTATGCTTACGCAAGCAAGACTAAAAGAGATGCTGCACTACGATGAAAAAACAGGCGCGATCACATGGAAAGTTAACAGAGGCGGTCGAGCGGTTGCGGGCCAGCGCGCCGGGGCCAGAGATGTTCGTGGGTATATTGTTATTCGTCTGGACGGTGTGCTTTATAAGGCGCATCGTCTGGCGTGGCTTTATTCGTATGGTGAGTGGCCAGAAGAAAACATAGACCACATCAATCGAGACAAAAGCAATAACCGGCTGAAAAATCTACGTTTAGCAAATCAGTCGCTTAATATGCACAACGCTAACCGCAACGCAGGAAAGAGCGGTGTGGTCGGCGTGACGCATGATAAATGGCGCGATAAATGGGTCGCGCGCATAAAGATAAACTATAAGTCTGTGTTTATTGGGCGTTTCAACAGTCTGACTGAAGCAACACAAGCGCGCGATCTGGCGTATAAAAAGGTTTTGGCGGCGCTTGAACTTAACTAAATGTCTGAGGGCGAGAAATGACATTGTTCGAATATTTTACTTCGCTCGCGCCGGAAGGCGAGACAGCGCTAATCGTCAAACAGATCGACACTGGCAAGCTGCACGCTGACGGAACGCCGCGCTACACATGGCCGGCTTATAAGCCGACGCACAAGCGCCGTGAGGGCGAGAGCTGGTTTATCAATACCGGATCGTTTATTGTTGACCGATTCAAGAACGGCAAGCCGTCCGCCAGCGTGGCGAACTGCACGCATGTTCTGTTTATGATGTTAGACGACATCGGCACGAAATCAAAGACGCCGCCGCTCGCGCCGACTGCTGTCGTTGAGACAAGCCCCGGCAACTTCCAATATTGGTATGCCTACAGCGATCAACCTACGGTTGAACAGCACTGCGCCGCGCTGTCCGCTATCGCACGCGCAGGCTACACCGATCCGGGCGCGACTAACGCCGTGCGTAACTGTCGCCTTCCGGGTAGCGTGAACCAGAAGCCCGGACGCGAGGCGTTCGAGTGCCGTGAGGTAGAGTTTTCAAAGTTAGAATACACGTTAGAAGAGATATGCGCCGCGCTTGGCGTTACGCCCGACGAAGAGAGCAGCCGCGCGAATCATTTACGTCTTACGGATACCGGAAGCGATGACGTGCTGGCGTGGCTCAACGAGCAGGGACTTGTTACGTCACGCGTAAACAGTGAGGGCTGGTGCGGCGTTGTCTGTCCGAACCATGCCGAGCATACAGACGGCCAGTTAGAAGCCCGCTATATGCCGCAGTCTCGTGCGTTCTGTTGCTACCACGGCCACTGCGAACATCTCGACAGCAACTATTTCTGCGACTGGGTTGCCGAGCAGGGGGGCCCGAAGCACCGGCCGGGGATCCGCGAGGAACTGATAGCCGAGGCGATGAAGCCGCTCAGCAGCCTGAAGCCGACCAAGGCCAACCCTGACGTGGCGGCTGAGATCATCGCCGAGACCGAGCGCAAACAAGCCGGCCGTGAGGCGCGCAGCGAATGGCACGACCGTTTCGCCTATATTATCTCCGACGACGCTTACTTTGACCGGCATACGTGCAGCGAGATCAGCCGCAAGGCGTTCAACGCTCTGTTCAAGGGCGTCGAATGCGTGGTGTCTAATTCTGAAGGTAAGAAGCGCCGCATCGAGGCGTCGTCGTGGTTTGACACGTTCCGTGAGGACAAAGGCGCTTACGCCCTGCACGGCCTGACCTACGCAGCCGGCGAGGACTGGATGGTCACAAAGGACGGGCTCGTCTATGGCAACATGTGGCGCGACGCCCGGCCGGAGATCAAGAGCGCGGGCGACCCGCAGCCGTGGATCGACCACTGCCGGCGTCTCGTCCCTGAAGAACAAGAGCTTGAGCATATATGGGACGTGATGGCCTATAAGGCCCAGCACCCGAACGTAAAAATTAACCATGCGATCCTGCACGGCGGCAAGGGCGGCTGCGGTAAGGACACCATGTGGGCACCGTTCATCTGGAGCGTGTGCGGGCCGCACGAGAAGAACAAGGGTCTTATCGACAACGACAGCCTGACGAGCCAGTGGGGTTACCAGCTAGAGTCGGAGATCGTCGTCCTTAACGAACTGAAGGAACCCGACGCCAAGGACCGCCGTGCGCTCGCGAACAAGCTGAAGCCGATCATCGCCGCGCCGCCGGAGACGCTGGTCATCAACCGCAAGGGCCTGCATCCCTATCAGATGGTCAACCGCCTGTTCATGCTAGCGTTCACCAATGAGGATATGCCGATCACGCTCGATTCCGACGACCGGCGATGGTTCTGTGTATGGTCCGACGCGCCCAAGATGACGCCCGGCGAGGCACAGGCTATGTGGGGCTGGTATCACAAGGGCGGCTTCGAGGCCGTGACGGGCTGGCTGCGCGCGCGGGACGTGTCGAAGTTCAATCCACAGGCGATCCCGCCCATGACGGAATACAAGACTAAACTGATCTATGTCGGCATGAGTAACGCTGAGAGCCACGTCTACCACATGATCGAGAAGGGCGAAGCGCCGTTTAACGTCGATGTTATCAGCGGGCCGTGGCATACGTTCCTAGCCAAGCTGAACGATCCGATGGACAATTCGACCCGTGTCGTGCGCCCGGCGCTGTTCCATGCGCTGAAGGAAGCGGGCTGGGTTGACAAGGGGCTCTGCTACTCGTCAGACTTCCCGTCCAGAAAACATTGTTTCGTAAAGCCGCACATGGCGGACTGGACCCGTTCGGACGTGAGGCGTGCGCTGGCCGAAATAACGGGCGAAGGGAAGGATAAGGAAAATGTCGTCTCCCTCGCTGAACGTGTATCCAATATTCCTAAAACATCTGGGTGATCTAACCGAGGCCGTTGAACTTTACCTTGACTGGGCGTCCAGTCCGGGGGACGATGAGTGTCCGTCCGAGCTGATCGACCAGCTATGCCTCGCGCATGAACAGGCTCGGGCGCTACTGGACGGGCTCGGCTATGGTTCAGAACCTAATTGATCTGGTGGTCTGCTTCGGTGCATTGCTGCTAGAATACGGGTGCGGGTCGTTTCGTCGTGGATCTCATCCAGCGCCGATTCGAGAGCGAGCCGCAGCCGTGCGGCCTCGTCCAACGCCCCGGTGATGGTCCACTGGGCGCGTTGACGCGCCTCGGAATATCCGGCAAGGTAAGCCTTTGATACTTCCTGTTGGAGCGCCTTCAGGCGTTCCTCATATTCGGGTGCGTTCATGCCAAAGCCCTCCGGCCGGATTGAATACATGCGGCAGGCCCCTGCGTCCAGCGACCCTATCGCGGATTTTCTGGGCAAGTCTCCCGAACAGCAGGCGTTCTGGGAGCGTGCGCGGGCGTTTCAGCAGGCGCAGGACTATAGCGGGCTAGACGACACGGGCGCAGGCGTAGACGCATATCTCCGCAAGGAAGAGATGCGGCGGCGGTTGCTGTCCTATTTGCAGCCCTATCTGGAAATGACCGGGCTCTATCAAAACACCATGGCCCCGCCGCCGCAGAATATGATGCGCGGAATCTTTGGCCTACGTCAGCGCGGTCAATAGACCCCGGACCAACTTCTCACCTTTTGGGCTTAGGTAGACCTCTGTCGCTCGCGCGTCCACTGACGAATGTTCTTGCGTCAACAGCCCCAGCCCTTCGACTTTGACGCCTTTGCTGTAGGTGCGCCCGCGCGAGCCCAGCCGCGAGATGAGATGCGACGCGGCGGCTTTCTCTATCTTCAGCCGGTTAGCGTAGGACACGGTCCCTTCGCCCGGATACAGCGCCACCGTCAGGACGAATTCCATTTGATTAGCCGTCATGTAGGGGCTCATTTTGCGGAATATTTTTACTAGTCTGTGTATATTTTCCATTGGACTACCTTTTAGGGAAAGAAAACGCCCGGTTTTTATGCCGGGCAGTTGGGGAGAAAACGCGGGGCGGTCTAGCACGCGCCGTCGCCCATGTAAAGAAGATCGAGACGGCGCACGATCTCCTGTTCGGTCATTATGGGATGCTCCGGCGCGGATGGCTCCACAGTGCGCCAGAAAGCCCACAGGGGCGGGTTTACCTGATAGGCCGGTATATCCCTAGGCAAGTCAGGAATAACGGCCTGTAGGGCCTCGTATTGCTCTTCGAAGGTCATTTTACCCCCAGCAGTATTTCTATCAGGACGGCGATAATTATTGCCATGAGACTATCTTTCCTCATAGGTGCGGACTCCCCGTAGGACGGCGGCGTGCGTGCGGCGCATAACGCGCCCGATGGCGGGATAGGACGCCTTCAGTTCAGTCCGCGCCCTCCACATTATCCGTTGACGGATTGCACACCTCCACATCATCCGGTCGTGGTTTATCAGCACGCCCACGGTCGTGCCGTTCGCCTTTGCTTCCTCTTCGATGATTTTCATTATCTTTTGGTCTATCTCGTCCACTGAAGTCGCCCTCTATTGCGAATGTCAAAGCCCGTGCGGCCACGAATAGCGCCCGATCATCGGCCTTTGGCAGGTAAATCTGACCCCACGGCAAGCCATCGGCGTCGAACAGTGTCAATGTCTTCCGCTCGTTTTGCCATGTTACTTTGGAAAGGTAGACGCGTCGCATTTGCGTGACTCCAATTCGGCGCGGATCAGATCCATGCGTAGCTCGTTTGTCTCATTGCCTAGCATGACCGTTAGCGCGCCCTCTGATAGCACCTTAAGCGCCGCCCGGTAGGGCGCGTAGTCTTCCCACAGTTCTTTCATGTAGCCCATGTCTCTAGCCTCCCACGATGTATGACAGGATAAGGATTAGCGCGGACGCGGCTACAGCCGCGCCCAGTATGATGGCTTCAATCGTCCGCATGATTCAGACAAGCCTCGACCAGTTTTTCGTCCTTATACAGGGCCGCTTCGATGAGGGGGTAAAGGGGGTGCTTCGTGTCAAGCATAAGCCCCTTCTCGCCTAGCGCGAGCGGATCCAGTTCGATCGAGTGTATGCACCAGTCACCGATTGTCCAACGTGGCCAGCCGCTGTCGGGGTCCGGCGGTTCTAGCTGAAAGTTTACGTCCGCGACGCCGCTGGCGACGATGTTGCAGCCGGGCAGGATTTGCAGGTCTTCGAAGTAATATTCCAGATTAGCCATAGGTCTCTCCCGCATATACCCAAGGGTTTGTAAACGCGCGGTTGCGTGCGCGGCAAGATCGTCCGCGCCGTCGCGCCGTGCGTCCAGAAAAGTTCGCATAGGTGATCTAGCCATTGGCCCACACCCCTAGCCAGTATTTTTCCGATTCTTCGTCGTAAAGATCATTCACTTGCGCCCGCAAAAGCTCTAACAGCGGCGGGCGCGGTTCTAGCGTCTCGAGATGATCGCGAAGCGCCTCGAATACATCTAGGTCCAGTTCAATGGTTATCATTTTCATCCACCGTGAATAGATCGCGCAGAAGGTAAAGGACGGCTGTGTCTAGGCGCGTCATTTCATCGTCGGTCAACGTGACGGGGAGTTTCCACGCTATCAAGTCGCGTATCTCGTCCGTCATGTGGTCCAACTGGTTTTCCGTTATGGTTCTGTTTTCAATGGTCAACATCGTGAGTCTCCCCGTACGATTGCAACATCTCGAGCCGGTCTAGCTCGCGATGGAGCGCGGCGGCGTGGTCTACGTCGCCTTGCCAGAGTGCGTCCTGTATCTCGCGTCGCACGCGCATGATTTCGGACCAGAGGGGGCGCGGATTACTCTGCATTGGCCGCGAGCAAATGTTGGGCTATCTCGCGCCAGTTAACATCCTGAAGGAACGCTAGCGCCCAGTCGCGCGCCAGTCCCTCGGGCGCGGTTTGTTCGATAATATCTTCAGCGCATTCACGCAGTACAGGCGCAAGCTCCCAGTATTCCATGCCGCGCCAGCCCACATAGTCCGCCGACATGCCGTCGAATATCTCCAAGTTAACGCGCCACGTAGTGTAATTGGTCCAGCCGTTGTATTCCGTCATTGGATTGTCTCCTATGTGAGTTTGTTATGATAGCGCCGCGCATGGCGCGACGCCAGTGATTGTTAGACGGTGGCCCAGTCGGGCGCGCGGTCGGATATGGTTGATCCTTGGTTGGCGCGCGTCGGCATTAGAAGGCCAAAGCCGTCAATGTCATCACCGAAAGTAACAAGCGCCGGGCCTTGGCCATTTTGGGCGATTTTGACGCAATCGCCTTTAGCGGCGAGAGCTTTGGCTACCTTGGCAAAGTCGCCAACGTAAGCCGGATTAAATTGCGCCGTCTCGCCCGATATTTCTTTCGGCACAATGCGCCGCCAGTCAGGGAATGTCCCGTCGATCGGCGAAAAGACAATGCTTGTCCCGCAATAGTCAATTCGCCAACGGTTCGCACTCTCTTGCGTCAATTCGGCGCGCTCATCGTATTTATTAGGTTTGATTCCCGCGATTATGTCCGCCGGGATGATAATATCGACTGGCGCTTGCGCCTCGCTCGTTTGACGGAAGGCCATCGCGCGATGACCGTCCGTCGCCACGATGAACGCGCCTTTATCGCCCGCTTGCACGGCCACGCCCTTCAGATAATAGCGCGTCTCTTCTTTGCTGGCGACGATAGCGGCGGCTTTGAGATATTTGACATTCAGTTCCATTGTATTCACTCCCGGTTAGAATGTGTCGAGACGGATTGTCGCGGCGCGATAGTTATGCGGAAACGCGCCGCCGCGCGCGCCCCAGTTTTGGCGGGCGATTTCGCCGCCATAGCGATTGAAACCGCGCCGCGCGTGGCGCTCTACAATGCGCCATGCTTGCGACAATGTAAGATCGTCGAAGTAGTGCCAAGTCGCGCGCGCCTGCTCTTCCGCGTCGGGCGCGTCTACAAATTCAGATATAGTCACTGTGTATCTCATTGTCTTGTTCCTTTGTTACAGTTAGGCGGTTAGCGCCGCGACGATTGCGCCAGCGATGGCGAAGCAAGCGGCGAAGGTTTGGATTGCGTCGATCATGGTTGGCATGGGCTTTATCCTGTTACCGATGCTCACAAGATAGCGCGGATCGGAGGCGAGCGCAACAAGATTTTTGTTTTAGGTGGTTTTGTTTGGTGGTTTTTGGGGGTTTCGGTGGTGCTTAGCTGTGATTTAGGTCGAGGAAACGCGAGCGATAACCGGGCGATAGGTTATTTATGCTATTTTACAAAAAAAAAAGATTCAAGATATAAAGTATACATATATGTTTACATACTGTAAAAATGTATAGCGACTTAAAACGTCTTTGCTATATCGCCTAATAGCATAACCCACTAAAATGGTAGACTATGCGCGCGGCCGTCTGGGCGCGCGTTATTTGCCTTCACGCAAAAAGTCTGACTCGACTTGAAACAGACTCGCCTAAATGACCTAAACCGCCTAACCCTTTCTGTTTACATAAACGCTATGACTTGAGCGTTGACAAACGTAGACATTGAGCTGTTGACATTGAGCAGTAGACATTCAGGGCGGGGGAGCTGGGCCTTGGGCTCTCCGTTAAGAAATACGCAGGGACTGCACAAAATTTTTATTTTTTACTGCTGTAATGTAAACAAGTTTTAAATTTTATTTTTTCGTGCTATAACAAACCATGTTTCACTCACTACCATACGAGCCACGCCAGATCGCCGCGACGGAAGCGGTGCTGGAGCGCATCTACGAGGCGGCTCGTAAGGGCCTGCGCGGCGACTCCATGGCGCTGGCGGCCGGGCTGACGCCGCATGAATACCGGACGCTTGTGCAACTCGACCCGATTGCGGAGTATGCCGAGACGAAGGGGCGCGCTGACGGAGAGGCGGAACTGGCCGACGTAATGATGAAAGCCGCGCGGAGCGGCGACACCAAAGCGGCCATGGACATGCTAAAGTTCGCGCACAAATGGACCGCGCCGCAGTCGGTGCAGGTCGAGGTCAACCAGACCATATCTATCACGGCGGCGCTGGAAGAGGCCAAACAGCGCGTCATTGAAGGGCTAATAATAGATGCAGAGTCCCATATTCTCAGCGACGGACGAGCAGAGGTTGATGGCGACGCTATGGGCGTCGCAGGTGAAGGACGACCCGCTGACGTTCGTGAGGCTGGCCTTCCCGTGGGGTAAGCCCGGCACGCCGCTGGAGGGCCACAGCGGCCCGCGCAAATGGCAGCGCGAGGTGCTGATCGAACTGCGGGACCACATCAAGGCCAACGGCGGCCGCGTAGACTTCAAGACCTTCAGGATGGCCACGTCATCCGGGCGCGGTATCGGCAAGTCCGCCCTCGTCTCATGGCTGGTGATCTGGATGCTGACGACCCGGATCGGGTCGACGACCATCGTGTCGGCCAACTCGGAAGCGCAGCTCCGCAGCGTCACATGGGCGGAAATTACAAAGTGGCTCAGCATGGCCCTGCACAGCCACTGGTTCGAGGTGAGCGCGACCCGCGTCCTCCCTGCCAAGTGGATCGCAGAACTCGTGGAGCGCGATCTGAAGCTCGGCACGCGCTACTGGGGCGTCGAGGGACGGCTGTGGTCGGCAGAGAATCCTGACGCCTACGCGGGCGTTCACAACTTCGCGGGCGTCATGCTCGTATTCGATGAGGCGAGTGGTATTGACGATGCGATCTGGTCCGTGGCGGCAGGCTTCTTTACGGAAAATACTCCTAATCGCTTTTGGCTTTCTTTCAGCAACCCCCGGCGCAACTCAGGATATTTCTACGAGTGCTTCAACTCCAAGCGAGAGTTCTGGCGAACCAAGACTGTTGACGCCCGAAGCGTGGAGGGAACTGACAAGGCCGTTTATCAGCAGATTATCGACGAATATGGCCCTGACAGCAGCGCAGCCCACGTCGAGGTCTACGGAGAGTTCCCCAACGCCTCAGACGATCAGTTCATTGGATCCATGCTCGCTGAAGAAGCCATGGCAAGACCGCCGTCAAAGGATCCGTCCGCGCCGATTGTGGTCGGGGTGGACCCGGCGCGGTTCGGGGCGGACGCGACGGTCATCGCGGTAAGGCAGGGACGCGACATCATCGCGATCCGGCGCTATCGGGGCGACGACACCATGGAGGTGGTGGGGCGGGTCATCGACGTAATAACGGAGTTCAGCCCGGCCCTTACAGTTATCGACGAGGGTGGGCTGGGCGCGGGCGTCGTCGACCGGCTGAAGGAGCAGCGCTACAAGGTGCGCGGGGTGAACTTTGGCCAGAAGTCCGTCAAACCGTTGATGTATGGCAACAAGCGGGCTGAGATGTGGGGCGCTATGAAGGAGTGGTTAAAGACGGCCAGCATCCCGAAGGACCGCTTCCTGAAGTCTGACCTGACCGGGCCGATGATGAAGCCGGACAGCAAGGGCACGATCTTTCTGGAGAGCAAGAAGGACATGAAGGCGCGGGGGCTGGCGAGCCCCGACGCGGCCGACGCTATCGCCATAACATTCGCCTACCCCGTGGCGCACCGCGAGGCGCGGCCGATGGACAACAGACGCCGGGTCGGCTATGGTGGGGCGATTTCCTCCGGTTGGATGGCCTCTTGATGGCTAAAAAATCTGTTTCTCTGTCCGTTGGCCGTGGTGAGAAGCTGTCCACCAAGGCGGGCGCTGGCCTGACCGCGAAGGGCAGGGCCAAGTATAACGCGGCGACGGGGAGCAAGCTGAAGGCTCCTGCGCCCAACCCCAAGACTGAGGCTGACAAGGGCCGGAAGGCGTCATTTTGTGCCCGTATGGGCTCCGTCGCAGCTAAAGCCAAGAATGGCGAGCGCGCAAAAGCTAGTCTTCGGAGATGGAAATGCCCGTGAAAAAGCCCGGAAGCCCCGGATTGTATGCTGCAATCCACGCCAAACGGGCGCGTATCAAGGCCGGCTCGGGCGAGAAGATGCGCAAACCGGGCGCTGAGGGCGCGCCGACGGCCAAGGCGTTCAAACAGTCAGCCAAAACGAGGAAAAAGTAATGCCGCTCGTGAAATCTACCAGCAAAGAAGCCTTCCGCAAGAACGTGAAGGCTGAGATGAAGGCTGGAAAGCCGCAGAAACAGGCGGTTGCGATTGCCTACTCGACCAAGCGCGCGGCGGCGAAAAAAGGTAAATCCAGTGGCTGCAAGTGATGTCAGGGACGCCGGCAAGGTAGCCAGCGCCGACGAGGGCGACGAGCGCCTGTCGACGCTGCGGCATCGCTTTACGGTGGCGATGTCCGCCTACAGCGACACTCGCGAGGACGAGCTGGACGATCTGCGGTTTATGGCGGGCTCGCCAGACAATCAGTGGCAGTGGCCGGCGGACGTGCTGGCGACGCGCGGCGCGGTGCAGGGGCAGACGATCAACGCGCGCCCGTGCCTGACGATCAACAAGCTGCCGCAGCACGTCCGGCTCGTGACCAACGAGCAGCGGCAGAATCGGCCGCAGGGCAAGGTCATACCGGCTGACGAAAACGCGGACCCGGCGGTAGCCGAGGTGTTCGACGGCATTATCAAGCACATCGAATATTTGTCCGACGCGGACGTGGCCTATGACACGGCCTGCGACAATCAGGTCACGTATGGCGAGGGCTATATCCGCCTGATAACGGAATATTGTCGCGAGGACTCGTTCGATCAGGACATTAAAATCGTCCGGGTCAGAAACAGTTTCAGCGTCTATATGGATCCGATGATTCAGGATCCGTGCGGGTCAGACGCGGAATGGTGTTTCATCACGGAAGACATCGCCAAGTCGGAATATGAGCGGCTGTATCCAGACGCGACGCCGATCTCAACGATGATGGCGCAGGGCGTCGGCGATCAGTCGCTGAGTATGTGGCTGTCGCAGGAGACCATCCGCATCGCGGAATATTTCTACGTCGAGCATAAAAAGGCGACGTTGAACCTCTACCCGGACAACATCACGGCGTTCGACGGCACGCCGGAGGACAAGCGGCTGAAGTCAGCCTACGGTAAGCCGCTACGCAGCCGGCAGAGCGACCGCCGGCAGGTGAAGTGGGTCAAGACCAACGGCTACGAGATCCTCGAAGAGCGGGACTGGGCGGGTAAGTGGATCCCGGTCGTCCGCGTCATCGGTAATGAGTTCGAGGTTGACGGCCAGCTCTACATTTCCGGTCTGGTGCGCAACGCAAAAGACGCGCAGCGCATGTATAACTACTGGGTCAGTCAGGAAGCAGAGATGCTTGCGCTGGCCCCAAAAGCGCCCTTCATTGGCTACGGCGGCCAGTTTGAAGGCTATGAGATGCAGTGGAAGACGGCCAATACGAACAACTGGCCGTATCTGGAGGTCAACCCGGATGTTACTGACGGAGCTGGAAGCCCTCTGCCGTTGCCCGAGCGCGCTCAGCCGCCTCTGGCGCAAACCGGCCTCATACAGGCCAAGATGGGTGCTGGCG